CCTACAGCAACAATCGGTTCTACGGATTCTCTGTCAGGGCGGTGCAGTAACTTGTCTTTTTCGTCTCCCGAAAAAGATACCGCTATTTCGGTCTTGCCGCGCATAAGTAGCGCCTGCAAAGGCGCGGCGCGGCAAGGCAGGAAGAGCGGATGGTTTTGGCTTTACATATATAATTATCAATGGCAAAGATTGTCGATATTTTAGCAATGGAGCGCGACAGGCATACATCTGACGCTTTTAACGTGGTCCACATGTACAGGACGGGCCAGTTCTACACTGCCTATGACTGGAGCGCATGGATCATCAGCGTTATCAGTTATACAGACGAAGTTCGCAACCAGACACGAGACCGTCACCCGTTGACGGTTACGCGCATAAAGATGGCCACCAGCGACACAACCTTCTGCAAGGTAGGATTTCCGTTCAAGAGTATCGAGAAATTCTGCCCGCTTCGTCAGGATTTCGAGGGTGTTGAAAATGACCACATCACATTCCGCATACCATTACCTGAACCGACAGACAACACGGAGATAACTTACGACCGTCTGCGTGAGGCTGTCGACAAGTGGACGGATACGTATGAAATCAAACCTCCTAAACGCATACAGGAAGAGACGAAACAGATAAAAGCAGAACGTAAAGCCGACAAAACCGCCAACAATACCGAAGCGCTGACTCCGGAACAAACATCTGATCCCGTCGAACAGCCTGTCAACAGGCAGGGCGGCGGGCTGATCCAGCAAATACTGGCCTATCCGCTTGCCGACAGTACACCTATGGAGAACATAGCGTTCATCCAACGGCTGAAGCAGCAGATTACGGCCATCTTCTAACAAGGAAAGGTGAGGGTATGCGTCAGGACGAAAAAGACAAGTTCATAGGTTGCCCGTCATACCTACGTGGTAGGCGTGAAAAAGCAAAGACTCACAGCGGCTTACGCTTCAGTATTCTGCTGTGTGCATCGTATCAGGAGACAACCGACATCCTTCATATTCTGAACCACACCGCCCCTCCGATGGGTACTGGATTACTCAGCGTGTGCCGTCCGCATGGTACTGACATCGACCAGTGTTTCTTCCCCGCCTCTGGCAACCGTAACGGGACTTCACTCAACAACAGAGGCTCGAACGGGAACTACTGGTCTTCGTCGCTTAACTCTTCCACGAACGGTTACAACCTGAACTTCAATTCGACAGGAGTCAATCCAGCCAACAACAACAATCGGTTCAACGGATTCTCTGTCAGGGCGGTGCAGCACTCGTCGATAGAGCAGTCCATGACCAAGATCACCACGGCTGCAGCGTGAATCCCGCAAGCCGTACCCTCACCGATCCTTCAGACAACAGCGGTTATCGCCTGACACGCGATCAACTGCTGTTCGATTTGTATATCGCATACTATGATGCTGCAAGACACAAGCACAAGATGGCGTATGTCACAAAGTTTGAACGTGACCTACGTGACAACATGGAAGATCTGTGCGACGACCTGTTGAACAGAAGATACAAGGCGCTTCCATCAAAGTGCTTTGTCGTTGACTATCCCAAGAAGCGTGAAGTGTTTGCAGCGATGTTCCGTGACCGCATCGTACACCATCTTTATTTCCGCTACACCCACCAGATGTTTGAGCGGACATTCATTGCCGACAGTTATTCATGCATTGAGGGACGAGGTACTCATTACGGAGTCAACCGGCTTCGACAGCACATCCGGAAGGCATCGCTAAACTGGTCCCATCCATGCTATGCCATGAACCTCGACATTCGCGGCTATTTCATGCACATCAACCGTGGGAAGTTGCTGAAGATTGCCACAAATTCACTCATGAACATGGCGACCCACAAAATCGGCCTAACAGAAGACGTACCTGTACCGAATGGTGTCATCATAACCAAGAGCACAACATGGGCAGACATCCGTGACATGGATCTCATTTTATGGCTGACAGATCAGATCGTGACACTCGATCCGATGGAGAATTGTATTATTGTCGGTGACGAAAGCGACTGGAACGGTATTGATCACGCCAAATGCATGCGCTATGTTCAGCCAGGACTCGGACTACCCATTGGGAACCTCACGTCTCAACTCTACAGCAATGTATATCTCAACCCATTCGACCAATTCGTAAAACGTGACATCCTCTGTGATCACTATGGGAGATACGTAGATGATTCAGCCATGATCGACACCTGTCGTGAATGGTTACTCGACCAGGTTCCAAAAGTGCGTGAGTTCCTGTCCGATGAGTTGGGATTACAGTTACACATGGGCAAACTTCATATCAGGGAAGTGGGTCAGGGTATTGAGTTCCTTGGTGCATTTGTAAAGCCATTCCGTGATTATATATCGAACAGGACATTGGATCGCATTACCCGCAACATACAAACGATGGATCTGCGTGATGCCAGTCATGTCGAAGCGTCAATAAACTCATATATCGGCGTGCTCAGTCATTCTTCATCCTACAACATCAAACGAGAACTGTTTGAAAAAACAGATCTTGAATGGTGGTAAACCTACAACCTCATTTCAACCGCTTGTTAGATAGTTTAATTCAAACAAGCAACAATCATGGCAAACAACAAGTATTGCGGAACAGCGGCTGACTTCCAGCCGGTATCAGAGGACCAGAGCCGCATGGTCATCATGTATGGACTGAACGAAGACGGCGACATGGCCGAGTGGTATCAGTTGGAATTCTACAAAAAGCAGGGCAAGCCCAGTTTCGATCAGGTGAAGGCCGCTATCATCAGCGACATAAACGCTCGCATCACCGACCAGATCGTTGGCGGAATGATCTTCGAGGACAAGCCTGTGTGGTTGTCTATCGAGAACCAGATAAATTTCAGCCAGGCAACGGCACCCTGCCGCCTGAAGTTAGGCGAAGAGTCGGACGGAACACCTGTCTATCACGATTTCGAGACGAAGGCCGCGCTGAAGGCTTTCAACGATGCATGCCTGGCATGGAAGGACGAATGCCTGGAGGCTGGTCGTGCCGAGAAGGAAGGTATGGACTGGACACCGTATGAGGAAGCATTACAGCCGGTAACCGAATAAAACAACAACGACTATGGCGACAGTAAAAGGACAGAATCTCAGAATCTTTGTGGACAACCGTGCCATTGTCGCAGCCTTGGACTGCCAACTTCAGTTGCAACTGAACCTCACGCCTTATTCAACCAAGGACGATGAGGGCGCGTTTGCAAAGAACAGCGTGGTTAGCCTGCAATGGTCAGTGACAGCCAACGCCGCAGTCACTGACGTTGAGGAACTTGATGCCATTGGTGTGGCTGAGTTGGCAGATCTGATAGGACAGGCCGTATATGTGAAGTTGAACACCACCAACGGTGAAAAGAACCGCAATGGCACAAGACAGGTGCTGGCAGGAGAGGCTATCATCAGCGATGTGCAGTACACGGCCCAGAACCGCCAACGCTCCACATGTCAGATCACACTGACAGGCAAGAATAACATGCTCATAGACATTCGATATATCATCACGGCTGACGACCACTACATACGAACTTCAGACGGTAACACTGTAATGGCGGCACACGATCCTAATTCCTAACTCACTATGACTACAGGTTTCAACTCAGGCATGCGCAACCACCGCGTGACGATACTGAATAAGGTATCGGCATCGGAGAAGGCTTTCGGTGAGAAGACCGGCTACAAACGCGACGGCTCGCTGTGGTCATCGTATGAGTTCTCGAAAGGCACCAAGGCTTTGCGTGAGGGTGCGCTTGATGCCTACGATAGCGTAATCTTCCGAATGAACTTCTCCGCAAACGTCTCGATCACCCGTGAAAGCCTGATCAAGATGCACGATAAGGTTTATCAGATTCAATCGCTCAACGAAGACCATCAAGAAAACAAGATCATCATCCGTGCCACAGAGATGACCACCCAGGTCAATATCGTACCAAAACCGGAGCCGGAACCTTCAGCAAGCGAGATCTAAAAAAAACAATCCCAGAATGATATGAAGAAAACAGTAGTAATCATCAACTTCAACACACCAGAAATGACCGAAGCGGCGATCATGTCGCTCAGAAAGCATGGCGGGAAGGATTACCGCGTCATCGTCTTCGACAACTCGACAGACGTGGACTATCCGGAAAGCAATTCGATGGCTGCGATGAAGATGTGCGCACGGCCATTCACGAAGAAAATGGCTGGTGTGGAGGTCATTGACAACACCAGAGGCCAGGTGATTGACCTGGACGCAGAACTTGCGAAGTTTCCGGATAAGAATGCGCTGTCTGTTGTAAGCAACAACAATGGCAGTGCCCGTCACATCATTACCGTGCAGGCACTCTTTGACATCGTGCCGGACGGATTCCTGCTCCTGGAGCCGGACGTTCTCCTGAAGAGAAGCGTCGATTTTATGTTCCAGCCGAACCGTTGTGCAGTAGGATATATCCAGGAACACCAGCCTGGCAACCGATTTGACATCCCGCGCATGGTGCCTATGCTCTGCTACATCAACCCGACACGATGCAGAGAGGCCGGCGTCCGATATTACGATCCTGATCGCTGCTGGATGCTTCGCCAGGACCGTAGCGAAAAATGCAACTGGTACGATACTGGTGCCTCTTTCCTTGAAGACATCAAGAATCAAAAACCAAAGAGCAGTGGCATAAAACTGAGCCGCGACCTTTATCTCTCGCTGATGGATCACTACGGATCAGGCTCATGGAGACGTGACAAGTCTCGCCGTGCTGACAATGTTTCAACAGAGGAATGGCTGATGAATCGCACCAGGCTCTGGATGCCTGAGACGTGGGCGCGTCCGAAGTCTGACCTGGTAGCCGTCTGTGCCATCGGTCGACTGGAGAACAGATACGCAAAGGAGTTCGTGAGCCACCACCTGAAACTTGGCTTTGACAAGATCTTCATATACGACAACAACCATGACGGGGAAGAGAAGTTTGACACGGTACTGAAGACCTACATCCAGAAGAAACAGGTGGAGATCATCGACTGGAGAGGCCGCGAACATGACCAGTGCCACGCCTACCGCGACTGCTATACCCGTTACGGAAACGACTACCAGTGGATCGCATTCTTCGACTTCGACGAACACCTGAAGTTGACGACGGCAAAGAACATCAAGCAGGTCCTGAATGGCATCGACGCTGATTGCGTCTGCCTTAACTGGCGTAACATGACCGACAACGATCTGGTTGTGTACACCAACTCACCACTGGAAAAACGATTCACACAGGCGGCTCCGGCTCACACAAATGACCATAACGGCATCATTGCGAACCATTTCGTAAAGTCGATCGTTCGCGGCGGTCTGCCCTGGATATACTGGAAACATCCCCACACGCCTGTCATCAAAGGAACGTACATGTATATCGACGGAAAGACCAGACTGAACGGTAATGCCTGCTACACTAATCCTGACTACGGCGTGGCTCGACTCGACCACTTCACCACAAAGACCATCTCAGAATGGATGATGATCAAGGTGAAGCGCGGCTTCGGCTGCAAGGCTTCGAACACAGAGAAACTTCGCAAGAATCCCGTCGACGTGTTCTTCTGCTATAACGAGCGCACACCGATGAAGATGGAATGGCTGAAGATGAACGGGTTCATACAGTAAACCCTAAACGCAATTTTGCTCGATAAGAAAACGGAAACGAAATATGGATAATTGGTTTAGTCTTTTCAGACGCAGGGAAGTTCAGACTCCAGGAGTGCCGTCTAATACGGCACCGGCACAGGCACCAGCACCGAAGGGTGGCAACTGGGAGTCGAACATTGTGCGTCCTTATGGCCGGTCGTCGCTTCTCATTCCTACATGGACGCGGTGTGTGACCTTGATCATGCAGACGATGGGACAGATGGTTATACAGTACCAGCGCATGAACGGCGAGGGCGGCAATTTCATAGAGGACCGCTACGGAAAGAACGGCATTCTCAACTACATGCTTCAGGTACGCCCAAATCCGATGATGACGGCATCTCAGATGCAGGAGCAGATCGAGTATCGCAAAATATACTACGGAAATGCGTATGTCTACATCGAACGAGGAACGGACGGCTACCCGATAAACCTGTGGCTTTGCACCGGTGGCGGTTATGATCCGCTGTCAAACCGCTATAACCTGGTGTATAATTCAGACCGTGGACCGCGCATGATGACAGATTGTGATGCGCGTGACGTTCTGCACTTCAAGAACGTGTTTCTGACCGATGACATGTATATGGGCATTCCCACCATCGACTATGCTTTCAAGGCTTTGACGATTGCCGCAACAGGAGACGAACAGGCTCTTATGGATATGGCCAAGGGCGGTAAGCATAAGGTATTGATCCAGGAACAGCAGTCTCCCACACTCGGAACCCGTGGCCGTGCAAGCCAATCGGAACTTCGCAAGGTGAGGGATGATTTCGCCAAGGACTGGATGAGCAACGATGTCGCCATTCTCGACAACGTGGCAGACGCAAAGGTCATCAGCCAGACTGCCCAACAGTTGCAACTCCTGGAACAGCGCGGTTACTCAGACGAAGCACTGTGCCGGCTGCTTGGCGTACCGAAGATCATTGCCATTGTTGGCGACGGCGGTGGCAATTACCGTATGCCGGAGCATGCCACGCAGGAGTTCCTGTTAAGAACGATCCAGCCACGCGTACGTGAGCACGAGGACGAATTCAACTCAAAACTGCTTACTCCTGGTGACTTTGGCAAACGCCGCATCCATGTCTGCGAACTTGCGCTGAAACGACTCGACGCAAAGGGCCAGGCAGAGATCGACAAACTCCACCTCGAAAGCGGTTGGTCAGTCAATGAGATCCGTTCACAATACGACCTTCCAAGCATACCGGACGGAGATGACCACTATGTAAGCATGAACCTTGGTGTGGTAGGATCTCCGAAACTGAAAGAGGGCAATACAGGCGGAAGACCGGTAAACCCAGAACCAAATAATGACGGAAATAAAGAAACCAATCAATAATAAATATGGATGCAAAGAAAAGAGAAATCAGAACCGTGGAGTGCCGAATGGCCTTCAGAGAGGCTTCGTCAGACGAGGCCCAGAACGGCAGTCTTGGCGTCATCAGCGGCACGGCCATCGTGTTCAATGCTGAGAGCCGAGTTATTGACGAGTACGGCGAGACATTCCGCGAAGTGATTCTTCCGGAAGCAGTCACAATGGAGTTCCTGAACAGACAGGACATCAAACTAAACCTTCTGCATCAGCGTGAGGATACTTTCGGACGATGCATCAACGGCAAAGACGGAAACATGACCATCACCAGAGACGAGAAAGGCGTCTACTTTGAGGTTCAAGTTCCGGACTGCGACCTTGGCATCCGTGCCCGTGAGTTGGTGAAGGCTGGCGTTTATACCGGATGTTCCTTTGAGTTCTATCCAAAGGATTATGATGTAATGGAGCGCGAAGCGAACGGTAAGCGTGAGATCAAGGTCGTTCACAAGGAACTGGAATCCATAGGTGCCTTCGTACTGGCTATGGACCCCGCATACCTTCAGACCTCCTGCAGCGTCCGTGAGTTACATGACCAGACGGCTGAAGCAATAGAGGCCAAGAAAAAGGAGGATCAGCAGAAGCGTGAGGCAGAACAGAAGGCCCTCGACGAAGCCGCACAGCGTGCGCGTGAACTCCAACTGATGAGGATGAAATTCAATTTTTAGTATTAACCAATAAAATTTGTAGATTATGACAAAAAAGACTAAGGACGAACTCCAAGTTCGTTATCGCGAAATCCAGGACCGGATGGGCGAACTGAATGAGAAGGCCGCTGAGAAGAAGGTTGAACTGACCGACGAGGAACAGCGCGAGTGGAATGCCCTCGGACGTGAGGCTGATCTGATCATGCGCGAACTCCAGGGTATGATGACCTCAGAGGAACTGGCCAAGCACCGCGAGCAGGTTTCGAAGGGTGAGCAGTTGCGCGAGTATCTGCGTCAGACCCACGAGGCAGGTGCAAAGCGTGAGATCCTGCTGTGGCCCGCCCCAGGCAACACCACAGGCAACATCACCGCATCAGGTGCCATCCAACTCTCCATCCATGAGATGATCCCGACTCTCCATGAGGGTCTTGGACTCCCCGCATCCCTTCGCATCGTGACGGGTGTGACAGGCAACGAGATCTGGCCCGTATCCGTGAACGACGTTGAGATGGAAGAGGTCGGTGAGGTAGAGGCACTGAACGATCAGGTGCTCGACTTCGCCAACATCACGCCATCGCAGAAGCGTTGCGGTCTGAAGGTGCCCGTTTCAAACATGGCGATCGACAACAGCGCATTCGACCTGATGGGCTTTGTGCAGGCCAAGTTTGCTTTGGCACTCAGAATCTATCTGGCCAAGAAACTCTACTCTCAGGCTGCCTGGAATGGCAACAAGGGTCCGTTCTCAGGTCTGGCCAAGTCCGGTGACATCGCACTCGGAACCGCTGCCTATAAGAACATCCTGAAGGCTGTTGCCAAGTTCAGTGACAAGGGATTCTTCGAGGGCGACGTGGTGCTGATCATGGATCGTGAGACAGAGGCAGAGTTGAAGGCTACTCCGAAGTTCCAGTACAGTTCAGAGCCTATCGTGGCAGGTGGTCTGTGTGCAGGCTATCCTTACATCGTGACCCACTTCCTGAACACCAAACTCTCGGGCACCAAACTCGTTCCTACCGACAAGAAGTATATCGGCTTCGGTTACTTCGAGTGGCTGGCCGTACAGCAGCACGGTGAGGTTCGCATGGTGGTAGATCCCGTAACCCTCGCAGACAAGGGTATCACCCGCGTCATCCTGAACACCGCATGGTCGTTCACCGATCTGTCAACCCACATCAACGGTGGCGATCCTCAGACTGGTAGCGACGGTAAGATTACCTATCCGACACAGGCATTCGCACTGTACGAGGTGACAGGTGGTGAGTCTTCAAGCGAAATCTAAACTCTCGAAATTCTCGACTTCTGGGATAGTTCCTGCCAGTTGGTAGCCCCAATGCGCTGCAAAGGTCGTCTACCAATTGGCTCCCCAGAGGAAGTGATATTAAGTTTTTAGCAAGTAATTATTAACCGACGAAGCACTGTATAAGTGATGGAACTCGACGAACTCTTCTTCAATGCGCTCATGGCAGACGCCGAACTGGTACTGGCCGTCGGCGGTCGTATCGAATCGACATGCTTTGAAGTCAGCCCTGAAGAAACGGACAACACACCGTTGCCCTGCATCATCGTGACTGACGACGGGCTGACCAACCAGCCGGACACCAAGGACGCAGAGTGGGAGGGTACCGCCGACCGTGTTCAGGCATCAATTGAGGTTGATGCCAAAGATCCGAAGGACGTCAAGGCACTCATTCGCATGGTGCGCAAGGCGATCGCAAACTACATCGCGTCGCTGTCAGAAAAGGGAGAGGACATTCCGTATCTCCAATCTGTGCAGACCAACGGCGTGGCGTGGGATTGGATGAAACCCTGCTACCACAGTACCATTACTTACCAGTGTGACGTTGAAAACGACAATTGACTATGGCTACAATAAAAGGACAAAACCTTCGCGTGATGGTTGGAGGAAAGTGCATTGCAATGTCGACCTCGTGCCAGTTCCACGTATCAGCGCAGTTGGAGGACAGTTCAACAAAGGACTCCACTGGAGACTGGCAGGAGCAAGAGGTCGTCGGTCTTTCATGGGATGCACAGACGGATTCTCTTATAACTCTGACTGACAACGGAACCAACGGAGAATTGCCGCAAGACCTTCTCTCGCTGATCATCAACAAGACACTTGTGACGCTCACATTCGACCAGACGTCTGGAACGAACAACCGTACTGCACAGAATGCGGCAATCAAGCGCAGCGGGTCTGCATATGTGACGGACGTAAGCATCTCAGCCCAGAACCGACAGAATTCAACCATCTCAGTGCAATTCCAGGGAACTGGTCCGCTCTCATGATAGACAATACCGTCAAGCCCTGCCACCGCATGGCGGGGCTTTTCAAACATTAAACATCAAGCAAAATGGCAACAATCAAAGGCGAGAATCTTCGCGTATTAGTAGGCGACGACACCGATCATCTCAGTTGCATAGCCGCAAGCACCTCGTGCAGCATGCACTGTGCGCTTCAGGTCGAGGAAGATACGACAAAGGATACGGATAACGATTGGATTGAGCGTGAGCCTGTTGGTCTTAATTGGGATGTTCAGGTGGATGCACTCATTGTTAGCGATGACGATGAAGAATACCTTCCAGATGCCCATGCTATCGACCAACTCCAGGTAGGACGCACCTATACCCTTCGCTTCAGCCGTACTTTAGGAGCAGCAGGCGAGCAGAACCGAGATGCCGTTGCCGACGCTATCCAGTTCACAGGAACGGCCATACTGTCAGACCTGAACATCACGTCTCAGAATGCGGAGATAGCCACTGCGACGGCCCAGTTCACCGGAACTGGTGAGTTGCAGCAGTACATACCACCAAGTGAATAATCAATTAAAAACAAGAGGAACTATGAAACAGAAGGTAATAACGATCAACGGCAAGGAATACCCCGTCGTATTCACGTTGAAGACACTCTCAAATTTCGAGGAAATCACCAACCAGGGATTTTTTGAAACCAAACTGAATAAGACCACAGAGCGCACAGCCATGATCATGGCCGCTGTGCTTGCAGCCGACAAGGATACTGGACTGACGATCGAGGAATTGCAAGGCAAGGAAGACTGGGATGCCTACCTTCAGATCAATCAGGCATACAGCGAAGTCATGACTCTTGCATCCGAATTCTTTCCAATTCCTGAAGTGGAGAAGGGAAAGGATCCGGAGCCGAAGGATGAAGACCTGGAGGGCGAAAAGCCAAAAAACTGAAAACCGTCCACGAACTGTTCCAACTGTTCGTGGGCGAGATCGGAATAGACCTTCACACATTCTACTATGAACTGAAATGGTGGGAGGTGAAGGCCATCATCCGAGGCTACAATGCCAGACACCATCACGGATGGGAACAGGCGCGTCTGGTGGCGTACAACGCCCACTTCTGCATGGGATCCAAGAATCCGATACCAATGGTTACGGAATGGATCAAATTTCCCTGGGAGCAGAAGAAATCAGACGAAGCAGGCTTTACTGCCATTGATGCAGCAGAAGTGAAACGAATGAGGCAACTGATGGCCGAGGAAAACAGAAGGAACGGATTTACATAGAACAGGGGAGCATTCAGGCTCCCCTACTTTTTTTTAGACCTCTGGGCTAATTTATCCGAAATCATGCTGAAGTCGTCATGGATGTCGCTTGCGACGATCCTGGCATAGCGCTGCGTCTGCGTGATGTTCGTGTGGCCGATCATCTTGGAGACGTGCTCGATCGGTACGCCGTGGCGGAGCATCCATGTGGCAAAGGTATGGCGGGCCATGTGCGAGTGCAGCGGTCGCTCGATGCCGCATGCCATGCCAAGGGCCTTCAGGCATTTGTTGTAATCCGCGTTGTCAAGCCTTGGCACCTTCCAGTTGTAGCGCTCCAGGATCTCAACGACCGGAGGCAGCAACTGAGAGACATATGACACGCCTGTCTTGATCCTTTCGCCCGTGTTCTTCCACACGCCGTCCGTCAGACGGTAGTCCGATATGCTGAAGTTCTGCATATCCGAGTAGGCCAGTCCTGTGTACATCTGGAGCACGAACAGGTCGCGTGCCATCGCCATCTTTGAGCCTGCGACCGGATGCAGCGACTCGAAGGCTTCCATTTCCTCATCGGTCAGGAAGTCTATGCGCTCCCTGTCGCCTCGCCTGAACTGACCTCTCAGACGGTCGTACGGGTTCTGCTGCAGGCGATCAAAGAGGACGGCCCTTGATAAAAGCGCCTTCAGGCACTTGTGATAGTTGAAGATCGCCGCGTCGCTGATCGTCTCAGGCGCCTTACCCGCCTTCTTCTCGCCGTCCGACTGGGGCTTTTCAAGTTTGTGCAGCCAGGTGTCCCACTTGTATATGTTCTCCACGGTGATGTCGCTCCAGCGCCTGATGCCGTCGAAATCCCGAAGGCGGGAGATCATCGTCCTGTAGTGCTTCATCGTTCCTTCTCGCAGCGTCATGCGGTCCGTCTGTTCCTGGCACCATTCCAGGAAACTGGTGCTTGATTCGTCCTGGACCGTCGCCCAGGCACGCCGCTTGACGTCAGCGACGTCGATCTGTCGTCCGTCCGCTATTGCCTGGTTGATCTCATTCTCTATTTTATTTAATATAAGGTTCAGGCGCGTGCGTAAGGCGTCTGCATCCGGTCGGTTGACGACCGTCCCTGCCTTGAACTCCGACTTCCTGACCTTGATGCCTGTACCTATGTAGTACGGCTTGCGGTCTATGGTGACGCAGACTTCCAGCGGCCCTTCTGCACCCGGCTTCGTGCGTCCCCTGTGATCCCATGTTATATGTGTCGTTATCATCTTCTCTAAACTCCTTTATTTTCTTGTTTCCCCACCCCCTTGTGGTATGGGTAAACATTTGGCCTACTTTTTAGCCGAAATATACCGATTTTTACCTGTTTTTACTTTCCCCGCATTTTGGGCGGGATTGCCTGAAACCCCTTAAAACAGGCGGTGGCCGTGTATTTTCACGGCCACCGCAACTAATTTTGAGTGATCCGTTTGGGAGTACATTGGGGAATATGGGGTTCCCGTGTGTTATTAGTGGTTTGCGCATACTTTGAAAAACGCTATTGGGGAAACATTTGGATGAAAAACACGAAAATAATCACATCTTGA